TCACAACTGTAGTGCAACCAGATCTGTAGAAAACTTTCTCAAAGAGTTTGCTCCTAACCTTGCACAGGAGTATAAACTAGAAGTATTAAAAGAACTGAATGCTGTTAGTAATACATTATCAACGACAGTAGATGTGACAGCTAATTTTGAAAGTAAGCCAACTTTTACCAGCTTAGGAAAAAAACCATTTAAAGAGCTAAAAACTGTAAGTCAGCTCAATTGGAACCATCCAGCTAAGATATATATTAATGGTAGAAAAATTCCTAGTAACTTACATTACAAAATCTTCTATGTCCCTAATGGATATAGTTGGGCAAGTAAATGGTTACCAGAGAAGTTCAAAGCGAGCTTTGATGGTAAGGATCCAAGATTAGTTTTACCACTATGTGATAAGAAAGGCAAATGCTTTGGTGCAATTGCCAGGTCTACATCACCTACAGCTCAAAGATATCTTAAGATGTCATGGAGCGAAGAGAGTGGTTTTGTTTATGGTTTAGATACGATTGATATATCTAATACTGTTTATGTTATGGAAGGACAGTTTGATAGTATGTTCATTCCTAACTCAATTGCTGTAGGTAGTATGCACTTTGATTTGATTAAGAGACACTTACCAGATCAAGATGTAGTTGTTGTCCTCGATAATGAACCTAGAAGTAAAACAAACGTGGATCAGATGAACAAAGCTATTGCACAAGGATATAAAGTTTGTGTGTGGCCAAGTCATTTGGAACATAAAGATATTAATGATATGGTCGTGAATGGAATGGAACCTGCTGACATAAAAGCAATAATAGATGGCAATATATATAGCGGTTTAAAAGCTAAACTTGCCATGCAAGTCTACAGTAAAGCATAATGGTAAATAGACTTGCACTAAAAAATTCAAGGAGCAATCATGCACGAGTATCGAGTAAATATAGTAAAGGTTGTTGACGGAGACACGGTTGACGTTGACATAGATTTGGGNTTTGGAATATGGATGAGGAACGAGAGAGTTCGTTTATATGGCATTGATACTCCAGAAAGCAGAACAAGAGATTTAGAAGAAAAGAAATATGGTAAAGCTGCTTCAGCTTACTTAAAAGAGAAGCTAGCAAGTGGTACACCTATTCTAAAAACTTTTAAAGATGGTGTTGGTAAATTCGGACGAATCCTAGGAGAACTATGGATAGAAGAAGTTTCCGAAGAGTCTGATCATATATCAGTCAAGACTAACATCAATCAAATGATGATTGAGGAACATCACGCTGTAGCTTATCACGGTCAGTCTAAAGACGACATTGAAGCTGAGCACTTAGAGAATAGAAAATTTATTAATGTATAAGGTGAACAATGACAACAGAAATCTCGATTGTAAAGAGAAATGGTCGTAAAGAAAATCTCGACTTAGAAAAACTCCATAAAGTAGTATTTTACGCATGTGATGGCCTCACAGGAGTTTCTGCGTCTCAAGTAGAATTAAATTCTCACATATCTTTCCAAGATAATATATCATCTAAAGATATACAAGAGACAATGATTAAGGCTGCAGCTGATCTAATCAGCGAGGACAATCCAAACTATCAATTTGTAGCTGGTAGACTAATAACATATCACTTAAGAAAAGAAGTGTATGGACAATTTGATCCTCCTCATCTATTAGACATAGTTAAGAAGAACGTACAGAATAGAATGTACGACCCGCTACTGTTAAAGATGTACTCAGAAGATGAGTGGGAACAAATGGAAAAATGGATTGACCACAAACGAGATGAAGCATATACCTATGCAGCTATGGAACAATTCCGAGGCAAATATCTAGTACAAGATAGATACAATAAAACAATATGTGAAACACCTCAAGTAGCATTAATGCTGATTGGGGCTACATTGTTTCATGAATACGAAGATAACAGAATGCATTGGGTTAAAGAATTCTATGACCTGGCTAGTAAGCAAATAATATCATTGCCTACTCCTGTTATGGCTGGTGTGAGAACAACTATAAGACAGTTTAGTTCTTGTGTATTGATAGAATCAGGTGATTCGCTTGATAGTATTAATGCTACATCAGCAGCAATCGTAAAGTATGTCTCAAAGAGAGCTGGTATAGGCGTAGGTGGTGGACAAATTAGAGCCCATGGATCAAGTATCAATGGCGGTCATGCTACCCATACTGGAGTCATTCCTTTCTATAAACATTTTCAGTCAGCCGTCAGGTCATGTTCGCAAGGTGGCGTACGTGGTGGAGCAGCAACTTTATATTATCCAATATGGCACCTAGAGATTGAAGACCTGTTAGTACTCAAGAACGGTAAGGGTACGGAAGACAACAGAATAAGACATATGGACTATGGAGTACAATTCAACAAAGTCTTCTACGAAAGACTATTACAAGGACAAGAGATCACACTATTCTCACCGAGCGATGTTCCTGAGTTGTGGGACACCTTCTTCACTGATACTGACTCTTTCAGAGAACTTTATGAAGCCGCAGAACGGAAGACTAGCATCAGGAAAAAGAAAGTATCGGCTACAGAAATATTCTCATCATTTATGCAGGAAAGGAAGGACACTGGACGTATTTACTTAATGAATGTGGATCATGCTAACGATCACGGAGCATTTCAACCTGATCTAGCACCTATTAGACAATCTAACCTATGTTGTGAGATTAACTTACCAACTAAACCATTACAAAGTATAGACGATCCAGCAGGGGAGATATCGTTATGTACACTTGCAGCTGTTAATTGGGGTGAGATAAAAGATCCAAAAGGATTTAAACGACCAGCAGAGCTATTAGTGAGAGCATTAGACCAATTGCTAGATTATCAGGACTATCCTGTAGTGGCAGCAGAAAGATCAACAATGAATAGAAGGCCACTAGGAGTAGGTATAATTAACTTTGCATATTGGATGGCTAAGAATGATATGAACTATTCAAATCCTAACTTAGAGATGATAGATGAATGGGCAGAAGCATGGTCATACCATCTAATCAGAGCTTCCAACAAGCTAGCTAAGAAAAAAGGAGCATGCAAGCTATCATATCAAACTAAGTATGGCAAAGGAATCGTTCCTAAAGATACTTACAAGAAAGAAGTTGATGAGCTAGTCAATAGAAAACTAACACAAGATTGGGATACTCTTTCAGATAATCTAAAAGAATATGGGATACGTAACTCAACATTAATGGCATTAATGCCTAGTGAGACATCTAGTCAAATATCTAATGCAACAAATGGTATTGAACCACCTAGAGCATTAGTATCAATTAAACAAAGCAAGGACGGTGTATTGAAACAAGTAGTACCAGGCATCTTCCATTTAAAGAATAAGTATGAGCTATTGTGGGATCAGAAGTCACCAGAAGGTTATCTAAAGATATGTGCAGTGCTACAGAAGTATGTTGATCAAGGCATCTCTGTAAACACTTCATACAATCCTAGATTCTATGAAGATGAAAAGATCCCTATGAGTACATTACTTCAAGATATCATTAGCTTCTATAAGTATGGTGGTAAACAATTGTACTACTTTAACACATACGATGGTGCTACTGATGAAGTAGAAGAACCAGCTCATCCATATGTTGAGCAGGATAACCCATTAGATGATGAGGAATGCGAATCATGCGTGCTATAGGAAACAGTAAAAAGTATCATAAAGAAAGAACAATGTTCTTTGATGAGGGTGTGGACATTGCCAGATATGATGATGTAAAGTATCCACACTTAGAAAGAATATGCGACAAGCAATTAGGTTTCTTTTGGAGACCAGAAGAGGTAGATGTCCTTAGAGATGCTAGCGATTTCAAAGCTCTTACAGAATCAGAACAACATATATTCACATCGAATCTAAAAAGACAAATCGTTTTGGATTCAGTTCAGGGTAGGTGTCCTAACCTAGCGTTTCTACCACTCGTGTCACTCCCTGAACTGGAGACATGGATTGAGACGTGGTCGTTCTTTGAAACGATCCACAGTCGATCCTATACCCATATCATTAGAAATATATATCCACAGCCTGGTGAAGTGTTTGATAACATAATGAATGTTAAAGAGATATCAGATTGTGCAGATGAGATAGGCAAGTACTATGATGACCTTATGGCTATTACAGACAGTAATAAGAAGTATGGTTCTTATGAGCATAAAAAATCATTGTGGTTAGCACTCAATGCTGTCAATGCACTCGAAGGTGTAAGATTCTATGTGTCATTTGCTTGCAGTTGGGCATTTGCTGAACTTAAAAAGATGGAAGGGAATGCTAAGATTATTAAATTCATAGCTAGAGACGAGAATACTCACTTAGCAAGCACACAGACAATACTAAAACTATTACCAAATGATGATAAAGACTTTGCTAAACTAAAGACAGAGTGTCAAGATGAGGTTGAGAGAATATTTGTAGATGTAATAGAACAAGAAAAGGCATGGGCAGAATATCTGTTCAAAGACGGATCCATGATTGGTCTTAATGCTGAATTATTGAAACAGTATGTAGAATGGATAGGTACAAAGAGAATGCGTGCAGTAAACCTTGAGTCTCCATATACTACTGGAAAGATGAATCCATTACCATGGACCCAGAAGTGGATAAGTGGTGGTGAGGTACAGGTTGCCCCACAAGAGACAGAGATTAGTTCTTATGTAGTTGGTGGTGTGAAGAAAGATGTCGATGAAAAGACATTCAAAGGCTTATCATTATAGGAGATTATGAGAGAATTGGGAACAGTATTATTAGGATGTATTGCTTTTACATTATTTTTTGTTACGGTTATATATCCTGATTTAGAAGTAAAAGGTTATCCTAGTACTCATTCATGCACAGGAATGTGTTATGCAGAGTATGTGGAGTTAAATGGTACTGTAGTAGAACAGTTAGTTGCAGCAAAAGAAGCTGCAGCAGGTGATCCATTCAGTGACATTAGAGGTCTGTGGGCAGGATGTGCTGCATGTCATGGACCAGATGGCGGTGGAGGTATAGGACCTAAGTTAGCAGGACAAAGTTCTGGTAATATTATTAATAAGTTGACTACATATAAGAATAATGGTACAATAGGACCACAAAGCGCTCTTATGTGGGGTCAGGCTGGTATGTTAAGTGATCAGGATATAAAAACACTTGGGGAATTTATTCAGGAGACTATGAAATGAAAAAGAATGATGTAGTGACGGTGATCACAATGGCTGGCGAGTTCGTTGGCAAATTTGTAGAGAAAGATGAGTCAGGTGTACACCTAACTGATCCAAGAATGGTTGTACAAGGACCAAATGGTGAGATGGGCTTCGCAAGAGGTATCTGTCAAACTGGAGTAGAAAGTCCAGAAGAGCAACATATTCAAAACTACGTGTTTCTAACAGAGACAAACGAACAAGTCGAAAAGGCTTACAGAACTCATACAAGCGGAATCGAGCTAGTATAGTTGACTTCTAGTTAATCATAGAGTATAATACATGCTATGAAGATAGGTACGTGCGAAAGGTGCGGTGAAGAAAAAGAGCTAGAGAAGTACAGCTACAGAGTAGTATGTGCTGAAGGCACTATCAACATGGATACAGAGTATTGTACTGAATGCTGTGATGAGATAGAGCAACTAACTAAGGACGAAGATGGGCAAGATCAGACAATGGCTTAGAAATTGGCTTGATAGACAAATAGAACTATCAATGCAACGTAATGCCAATAGAATGTTCAAAAAGGATCAAAATGAATAATGTTTTAGTGACAGGTGGATGTGGTTTCATAGGAGGCCACTTGGTAGATATGTTGATAAGAACATATCCCAATATAAATATTGTAGTAGTAGACGACTTACGGACACCTGGACATCATGTGGTTCCGGAAGTTAAATACTATCATAAATCTATCCAAGATGAAGAACTCCAATCATATCTTAAAGACAATTATAGTTTTGATTCTATATTTCATTTGGCAAATACTCCAAGAGTCAGAAGATCAATAGAATTTCCAGCAGAGACAATTGACAACAATGTCACATCAACTACGGCTGTGTGTGAACTAGCATTAGCTCATGGTAGTCATGTGTTCTTTGCTCAATCAAGTAGTATACAATACGAAGAGACAGCTAAGAATCCATATTCATTAAGCAAGATGTTTGCAGATGAGATACTTAATTTATATCAGACAGAGTATGGAATGCAAGTCACGTACATGTTCTATTATTCAGTCTATGGACCAAGAGAAGCAGACTATGGACCATATAGTACTGTTGTAAGAAGATTTAAGCAGAAAGTACAGAGAGATGAATCGTTAGAGATATTTGGTAATGGAACAAAAGAGAGAGACTTCACCAACGTGTTTGATGTAGTGAGTAATATGATGTTGATGATGGAAGACAAAGATGTGTCCAATGGTAAGATCCAAGAAGTACACTTTGGTACAGGCAATCCTGTATCAATAGAAGATGTAGCTAATGCATTTGATCATCAGAAGATATATAAGTTTGATTTACCTGGAGAAGCTCAACGTACTCATTGTATAGAGAACTATGGTGATTATAAAGGAGATGTCA